AAGACAGGCGACCAGCGGAACGCTTTCCAGAAGCTCATCAACGCAATCAAGAGGTGGCTAAACGAGAAGCTGGGAATCAACTTCAAGCCCACCGATATGGATGCGGCAGCGGTCTTGTCCGGCGCGGTAGACAGGTTCCGTAGCGGAGAGAAGATTGCGCGGGAGAGGGAAGGTGCTTCTGGCAATCGGTTCAACGAAACAAATTTCTCCCGTTTCCCAGGTGAAGCTGTCTCAAGAACAAGTGCTTCTAAATTAACTTCTCATCCGCTATACAACGCCGCGAAGAAATTTGAGAATGTTAAGGCCGCGCAAAAACTCGTTGATGATCTCGTTGATGATCAAATGGTGCTTGATGTCTTCAAGAACATTGATGAAACCAAGCCAGCTTACATCGTCCCGGTTATAAAGCCGGAAGGGGATTCGCTCAATATGCTTCCCGTGGCCCTTGCAAATAAGCTATCAGAAGCAAGCGGAATTCCAGTGTGGGGCGAACTGGCTCAAGTAACTTCAGGGCAAAGCACAGGTGCTGGCGTTAACGACAAATCAGAAATTACCAGACATTTTGTTGGCACACCTCCTCCAGAGGGAGCGCAAATCATTATCGTCGATGATTACCTTGCAACTGGAAGAACAATCGCATCGCTGGAAAATATCACCGGCAAAGCTAACGCTATTGCAACAATAGCCTTTGGAAGATATGGTAAGAAATATGGACTTTCAACTTCTCGCGCCGATAAGATGTTGGGAAAAGCAAACATAACAAGAGAACGATTCTATGAAATATACGGACTACAACCAGAGCAAGCAATTACCGGAACAGAGGCCCAGTCTTACATCCTCAATGGGGCCGCTGGGGAAACTGGATTCACAAAGAAATTCCCTGTTGAAGAAATTTCGCCAAGCAATGAAAGAATTAAAAACATCTCCAACGTCCCAGAATCAATAATTCTGTTCTCTGGTGGTGGATTGTTTGAGCTTGGGATTAGGGGAATTGCAAAGCCTGGATACGCAGTTGAGGCGAATCAACGTATTGCTGAATTCTACGAAGAAGCCCACGGGGTTCCCGTCATTCAAGAGTATGTTCAGAATGTAAAGTTTTATGGTATTAATGGAGGGCATCTACACGCATCCCCTGTTTGCAAAAACTTCTCTACCGCTAAAAATAAACAGCAAGTTACAGAGCAGGATAAAATAATTGATAGAGAGGCTGCTGCTGCTGTTGCTCAAGCAATTAGAGACATTCAACCAAATACTGTTTCAATTGAAAATGTAACTGGATACAAAGACACAGAATCATACAATTCTATTATTTCTGCACTTGAAGAAAACGGATATGTTTATGATGCAAATTTCTATAATGCAAACGAATTTGGCGCACCAACATCAAGAAAAAGATTAATTGTTCGTGCTGTTAAAAAAGGTGGCGTTCTTCCAGAAGTTAAAAAGAAAGCCAAAAGAATATCTTGGTATGAATCCGTTAAGGACATTGTAAATGATTTGCCTAATCACGATATTACTACTGCTGCAAGATATCCAGCAAGAATGATGTCAAATTTAGAGGCAAGAGGAATTGATATTTATAATGTTGATCAACCATTGCTCATTAGCGGAACAGATGGAAAAACATTCCGTAATGCAGATCAGCCAGCGATGACATTTTTGGCATCACCAAAATCATTAAACATTATAGCTCTTCCGGGTGGCATCATTAAAAAAGTAACAGCAAGGGCGATGGCAAGAATGACTGGTGTTCCAGATTCCTTCCCGCTTCCAGAAGATGAGGCTCTTGCAAAGACTATTATTGGCAATGGCATTCCCCCGGCCTTGACTCGATCTGTTGTTGGAAGCCTTATATCTGCAAATACAAAACCACAGAAGACCTCTCCAAGTATTCGCAAAGATACAGAACTCTCGCAGATGGACCGCGACTACCTCGATGCCGTAGAGCGCGGGGATATGGAGACGGCGCAGAGGATGGTGGATGAGGCGGCCTATAGTTCAGGCTTCCAAAAAGAGGGGTATCACGGCACTCATCGAGACTTCACAATCTTCAACAGGTTGGCAGCCGCAAAAGAACGTGTTGGGCTAAAATTAGATACCGTTGGCAACTGGTTCACGGACTCCCCTGACGCGGCGCGAAAACTTTACGGCCCTAAGATTGTGAAAGCATACCTTGCCCTTAAAAACCCATTGCGGTTTGACGGCGTTGGAGGGCTTCAGGATTTCCGCTCCGAGGTTGAGCAAGCGCACGGATCGGTTGAGGCTTTCCGCAAATGGGCAAAATCGAAAGGCTACGATGGCGTTGAGATCAGCGGAGATTTCGTGGACGGAGAGCTACAGACCTTTCAGATTACCCTTGACCCCGAACAAATCAAATCCGCCGACCCCGTAACCTACGACGATGCAGGCAATGTGATCCTGCTCTCGCAGAGGTTTCAGCCCACCGATGTTGACATCCGCTACTCCCGCGCCGAAATCCGCGAGTCCCGCATAGACCCACAGACAATGACTCCAGAGACAGTAATGGAGGAGGGTGGACCTAAAAGGAAAACAAGGATGCAGCGCATTGCGGAAATTCTTGGGGGAGTGGCAAGGGAGCAACCCAAGTTGGTTGTCAATGAGAGGGCGGCACTAAAAGACCAAATTCGCCTCAAGGCCAGAGAGGCAAGGGAGGGATTAAAATCCCGTAGAGAGGCATCTAAGGAGATTGTCGATATAATTAAGGGGCTGTCTATTCGCGGCAAGGTGAAGCCAATTCAATTCAAATCCATGGCAAGGCGTGCGATATCCCTAAATCCCACAAATGAAGCTGCTGTTAATCGTTTTTTAGAATACTTAAACAAGGTTGCAGATAACGCAAATTACGATAAAGACCTGGAAGACTCAAGGAAGCTGCAAAATCAAGCCAAGCAATTGTTAAAGAAAAAAAGCATTCCTTGGAATATGCGAAACATTTTGGAGAAGATCGCAAAAATGAGGGTCAACCTTATTGACGACATAGGTGGCTTTAATGCCGTGACAAGCGAATACCTTAAAGGCTTTAAGCCGCCAATTTCAAAAGATTATCAAATTATTCCAGACGACCAGGTTATTGATTACTTTAATGAGCTTGGAGATGAGGCTGCCCAAAAACATCAAAAAAACCAATCCGATCTTCTCCGCGAAAAGATTAAGAAGGCGATGGATGACGAGAACGCAACAGACGAAGAGATTGCTGCGTTTTTGGAAAGCGGGGCATACGATCAGCATGTCGCAAATCTCGCCGACAACCGCAAGACAGCCGTTCTCAATGCGCTGCGCTCAATCGCCGCTGAAACCAAGGATTCATTGAAGAGATACGATTATTCTGAAATGGATAACAACGAGAAGGCGATCATTGATAGGCTTCGCCGAGCCGAGGTCGAGATACTTTCTGCCGATGAACTTAGGGGGTATATCTTGTCTGGAGATAATATTGTTACCAATAATCAGGTGTTTGGAGCGGAAAAGGTTGCTATTGCCGTTGAGGCAAAGGAAGCAATGACTAAATATTTGGGAAACAGCAGTCAGGTTCGCAAGGGCAAGGCTGCGTTTCAAATCTTTGAGAAAGCCACTACTGGGTTGAGCGCAGAGCTTCAAAGCCTTGGCATTACGTTTAGGAATGTGTTTGGAGAAGGAAAGGCGCTGGGGGTCATCCAGCGTGCGATGGGGATTAAGGACTTGAATGAGGCGCAGATTGAGATCAATGAGGTGATCAAAGATGTTGAGCAGCAGTTCGATTCGTTCTACAAAGAAAACAGCAAGAAATACAAGGACTCCACAAAAGAAGAAAATCTTATCGCAGAAGGCATTGCATCATTTTTAATTCAAGCTGTGCCAGACACAAACGAAAGTGACTCGATTAAAATTAGGCGCAATTTACTAAACCAATTCTTGGACAACATTTCTACTGATGAAGCGCAGTCCGATTATATTGAAAAAGCAAGGACGGCATTGGCAAAAATTGATGCGGATAGCATTGAGGGAATCTTAAGCAACCTAAAAAAAGAAGCACCCGGCAATTACGAATCACTTGTATGGATGAAGGACCGTCTATTGCCGCAGTTCAAGGAAGACCTACAACAATTCCAAGAGTTGTTTCTTAACGAGCAAGGCGATTACAGCGATCCGAATTACATTCCGATTCGCTGGAGGCGTGCGGGGGGGGACGTGGATCCAGAAAAGCTTGGTGAGGTAGTTGAGCAATTTCAATCAATAGCAATCTCAAGTCCGCAGCCCAAAAACACAATTCGACGCATTAAAATGCAAAACATCCCAAGGGATAAGAGCGGGGTTCCAATGGACCTGGAGTTGAACGTGCGAAGCAATGTTTTCAACTCTATTATTGAATCCGTTGCCAACTCATATTCTGCTCCTGCATGGTTTAAGATCAAAAGTTTCTTGACCGACCCTAGAGCATCTGAGGCTTTGGGCGGTAGGGATAACGTCAACCAATTCATCAAGCGGCTTGGCGGGCTATACTATTCCCGCAACCGCAGGGCATATCTTTTGGAGGGATCGGATAGATTGATGGACGTATTTGCAACATCTGCAAGGCGTATTGGGTCATCCGCTGCCCTTGGTGGCTTTACTCAATTTCCAAAGCAGGCAGCAGATCAGATTATTTCAACCGTTATTCATTCCGGCAATCTTAAGGCTGTGGGAGAAAATCTTTTTTGGCAGAGGGAGGCAATGCCTTTATTGCAGCGCCACCCAATCGGGCAGCGTGCAGACGTGCTTGCTGGGACGCAATTTTTAAATTCCTCTGACGCCGCGTTTGACAGGATTGGCAAGTATCTCATTCAAGGAAAGTTACAACAAGCCAAATCATTGGCGTTTAGTCTTTCTGAAAAGTGGCTTTCGGTCCTTAAGGCCAGTGATGTTTGGGCTGCTAGGGCGGCATGGATGACATATTATCAACAAGCACTAAAAGAACGCGGGATTGAATTTAAAGGATGGGAAGCTGAAAACAAGCTTTACGACACTGACACAGAAAGGCAAGAAGCCGCGCTTCAAGCAGATACAACAACCGACATCTATCAAGGCGCTAGTGATCCCACAAAGATGGCCCTGTTTGCGCAGCGTGGCAGAAGCGGCTCTGAAAATGTGCTAAAAGGATTATTCTTGCCGTTCAACTCCTTTGCGTTTGAGCAAAAGATGACAATGCTCTCTACAGCGAGAGACGTTATGAACAAATCCATTGATGCGGATGGCCGGAAGCGTGCAGCCAGAGGATTTGCGGCAAGGCTTGGGGGCATGATTACCTTCAATCTTGTTAAGGTGTTTTTGATTAGTAAAATTTATGAGCTTGGCAAGGATCTTGTTCTTTATGCATTTGGTGTTGATCAAGAGGAACCAAGCGAAGAAGAGAAGCAAGACGACTACAACTTCAAGTGGCGCAAGTTTTGGGGGGGATTTGCCGGTGACTTTCTGGCTGGCGGAGGGGGAACGCTTGCCTCCAACTTTGCTATAGATCAAGTCAATCGCATTGCGTATATGACAGCGAAAATTGGAGGGTCGCCAGAAATCAAGAAAAAGGACGGCACAACGATGTCGTTTCAAACATACAAGAGAAATCATGCCCCGTTGTGGCGATATGAGCAAATGGGGAGCGGGGTTGACCTTGGAATCTTTGGGGTTGTGCCGGAGCAAATTTACGCAACAGGCAGCAAGTTTTCCAACCTTGCAACTCCAGAGTATATGGACAAGTTTTCTCCGCAAGAGAAGGGCGTGATTTATGCTGACGCACTAATGCAAGCCCTCTATACTGCAAGAATGACGGACACCGATGTTTATCGTATTTTCACCAAAGCAGCAAAATCTGTTGAAGAGACGGCAGAGGAGCGCGAAAAGAAGCGGGCTGCGGCACGCAGAAAACTTCTACGATGATCAAATACGAGTTTATTGATAGGCACACATCGCCGCCTGGGGGATGGAAGATCACGGCCCCGACCGGAGTGACCTTCAAACATTACGACTACCGTTCGATACGCAACGATTACAAGCGTCATTGCTTGGGAAACGGGATCATGCTGTCTCCAACTTGGGAGGAAGAGTTTTTATCCGAAATGTGCGAACAGAACCCGCACTGGGGAAGGCAATGCAGGAGGGCAGATAAGATTCCGCAGAGGAGAAAGTTGACTCTTGAGGCGGCGTTGTCATTTTTGAATATGTTGCGTAGGTGGGCGATTGAGACGATGGGAGGGAATCCAGCCTTTGTGTCTCAAGAAGAAGCAGAGAGGAGGGCGTTGATATGCCGCTCATGCCCTAACAACGGATCGCTTCAGTTTGGCTGCGGGGCATGTATGTCAACTGTGCTACAATTGTTGCATGCAATCATTGGGAAGAGGAAGACCTCGTTTGATAGCGAACTTGGCGCTTGTCTTGTGTGCAGTTGTTCGCTAAAAGCGTCTGTGCATGTTCCAACAAAAGTGCAACAAGAGGGATTGCCAGACAGTCTTAAGGAAGAGTTCAAACAAATTGAGTGGTGCTGGAAGCGCGAAGGGTTATGACCAACACAGAGAAATTCGGAATTGATATCCGAACCGCTCCTCCCGGCAATTGGAGGCTAACAATCAACGGCAAGCTAAAAAAAAGCTATTCAATCGACCATCTTATCCAGCTTGCTCGGAATTCCGGCAACAAGGCAAGCAAGGATGAAATCATTCGGCAGATCGTTTGGGAGACCGTGCCGTTTATTGCGAATCATTCACCGCTTGTCGGCAGGTTGGACCAAAACTCCAACGTATCGTATGACAAGAACATCTACGTGATGTTGGGCAGGGCTGGCGACATTATGTGTTTGCTGCCGGCGTTGCACTACGAGTTCAAAAGAACCGGGGAGAGGCAGAAGGTTGTGGTCTCGCAGGAATTTGCAAGCGTTCTGGAGGGCTGCACGTATGTTGAGCCGATTATCTTTGAGGGAGACTTCAGGCATTCTGCTAGAGCGAGCAACTGGGCTGCAAAAAACAACCAAGAGTTTCGCGTCTTGAACTGCGCTGTATGCGCTGAAGACATGCGGGTTGATCAGAAGGGGTGGTCATTTGATCGAGACATCTGGATCAAGTCAATGATTGCGGCAAGCCCTCACTCCGAGAGATTATTGTTCGACAATAGGGACGCTGACAGGGAGGCATTGTTGAAAAAACAATACATTACTTTCAACAAAAAGAATGTAATTTTATCATTTGACGGTCACTCCAGCCCGTTCTTTTGGGGTGATGAGTTGAAGCAAAAGCTCAAGTCAAAGTGGCCAAATGTCAACTTTATCGACGCCTCAAGCATACGCGCAAAACGTATATATGATATGCTTTCCTTATATGAAGAGGCAGACACAGTAATTGCAATAGACTCTGCGCCAATGCATTTGGCAAGCGCAAGCAACGCAAAGATCGTTGCTCTTGTTACAGACCAAAATTCTGTGTGGCATCAATCAAGTTGGAAGCCAACGCACACCCTGCGACTGCCCTATACGAGCGCCGTAAAGGAGGTGGATAAGATAGCGGACGTCATCAATGACAAATATGTAAAACCACAGATACGGTGGGTCACGTCATGTGCAGAGCCGAAAGACGACAGGGAACGCAAGCGACAAGCATTACTTGTGAGTTCAATTTGCGACGAGAATGCGATTAGCGGGGGTTTGTGGGTTCGCGGGGAGTTTGTGCCAGAACGAGACGGAAGATCGCTGGGAGACGCTCCGGTGCCCTTTATTCGCGACATGCTGCAATCCGTCGAAAGGGGAGCGAAAGATGACGACATATTGTTGATCGTCAATTCGGACATTGGCATTTGCCCAGGGATCACGGGAGAAATCCTCGATGCTTGTGAAACATATGGATCGTGCTACGCCCAGCGACACGACTTCAGCAAGCTGGATAGGCGTGCGTTGAATGAGGTTGAGGTTGCTATTGGCCGCAAGTATGCGGGAGCCGACTTGTTTGCATTCAAGGCAAGGTGGTGGAAGAAGTATCAATCCTACTTTCCTGACATGTTATTGGGTCGGGAGGCGTGGGATATGATTATGCGAGACCTCATTCGCAGCACAGGAGGGATTGAGTTGCACAATGCAATCTACCACGAAATGCATGACAGTCATTGGTGGAGCAACCGTGGATGCGCCGGTAACGAACACAACAAGCGGCTTGCCGCTGAGTGGTTGGCATCAAACGGAAGGCAATGGTGGAAATGAAGATTGCGTTGCCGCATGAGTTTGTGAGCATCAAGCATTTTGGGTATCGCGGGTTCATGGGCAAAAATCCCAATATCCAGATAGTCAATGATTTGAGGGATGCAGACTATGTTTGGTATAATACTGTTGGAGATAGCGGTGCTGTTAATGAGGACTTGCAAGAAATCTCCAACCTAAACAAAAAGATCATCGCAATTATTACTGGGGATACGCCGCCAAACTTCTTTCCATACGGATACGTCTTTGGAACAACATGCGGATTTAATGTTCCCTACGAATACGATAAGTTTATCGCATACTACTTGCAGGGATGCTGGTCGTGGCACAAGCGAAACATACTTGCATCATTTCGCGGAAGCCGGGGCACTTGGAAGAACAGGTTCAAGATGGATGTGGGCGGGGTGAAGATAACTTGGATTGACTGGTGGAAGACTCCAGACACACACAAGGCTGCGGTCCTTGCCGACTACATGCTGGAGTTGCAGCAAAGCGTATTTTCGTTCTGCCCTCGCGGCAATGGTCCAAGCTCAATGCGATTGATGGAGAGCATGTTAATGGGAGCAATTCCTATTCGATTCGATGACTGGACAAAGCCGTTTGGTCAAAACTTGGACTTCTCGCCAAGGTTTTCCTTGGACGCACACAACGTAAATGATATTGTTAGCGCATTACAAAACATGTCAAAAAGTGAAATAAAACAGAGAGTCAATGCTATGCGTGATTTTGTTGAGCGACATCTTGTGATTGACGCAAGGCGAGGGTGCGAGGGAACGATAGGATACTCAGAGTGGATTCGTGAATTTACAACACTATGAAGCAAATAATCGAACAATACGCTGGATCACAAAGAGCAGAGGCATTTCAGAAAATGTATGAATTAACCCATTTCTGTGATGGAATGATCATTGAAACGGGATGCATTCGGACTTGGCCCCGTTGTCCCGATGGTGCTTCAACCGTCCTCCTCGCCTCCTTCGCAAAAGAATATGAACGAGAATTTCATAGCATTGACTTAAACTCAACGCACATTGATACGGCAAGAATAGCACTAAACGAAGTTGGATTGGATGCAAACCTGCATACCGACAATTCAATCGTTGCGCTTCGCAAGTTGACCAACATTGGTCTGCTTTATCTGGACTCCTACGATTACGAGCCAAACAATCCCGATCCCTGCCAGCGTCATTCTATTGCAGAATTAGGGGCGGCGTGGGGAGGATTGTCTTGGCGTTGCGTTGTTGCAATGGACGACTGGAATGAGAAGGATGGCGGGAAGGGTGGAATCACAATTCCGTTCTTGTTGGACAATAAATTCAAAGTTGAATACGAGGGATATATCCGAATCTTCTCTAGGGGGATTTAATGATAAACCACGCGAAACTTACGAAACGCTTCCTTCCATCCTTTTTGAGAATCTTTGTTTTGCGGGTTTAATGCTTTTGTTGCGGAAGAGGAGTCGAGCGACAACCTCTCGCGGCAAAGGGCAAGAAGCCCCATCGCCGAGTCTGCGATATCCGGGGACATTCCGTATCGCAGCTTCATTTCCGATTTCGGCAATACCTTGATTCGTAGCTGGAGGTTCTTCTCTCCATTAGGATCAAGTTTGCGCTGGCACATCTCAATCATCAAATCGTTTCCTATGCCTTTGATTTGACCGCTTCGCATGTATTCCTTTGCTGAATACCAAATCTCTGAAACCGAGTTGACATATCTGTCATGCGATGGGGTTGGGTCGTATGCGGAGACTGGCTTTTCGGAAGCCCTGCCGCCGAACTGCAAACCAAAGACATCCTTACTCCACGCAACAGCAACGAAGTCTCCGAAGGGGCCGCCGGCACCAGACTTGTCATAACCAGCGTGTCTGGGCTGCACCCCCCTTGCAATGCATTCATTTCGGAACCACTCCACAACCTGCTGTGAGCGGGTTTTGGATTCATCGGTCACGTCTTCGTGAAATTGGATATACTCATCAAACTGCAATCCCTTGAATCCACGGGGTTCGGATAGTTTGCCAACGGTTCCGAAGTAGAGAATCGTTCTATCTCCTCCATTGGTAAACGAGGGATCAAGGAACGCAACGCGGGTAAGGTCATCGTCAAGCCATATAGCCTTTTCTGTGGACTTGGAGTTAAGAATCTCAATCTCGCTGTAGATCTGATCGGTGATCCCAGCGGGACACCAGAACCCTCGATACATTCGCCAAAAGGATGCGGTATTCCTCTCCTCTTGCGGAACCTTCTCCAAGTCCGCTGGACCGTCCATCCACGGGTAGAGCTTGCGGTTCTGCACCATGTTGGGGTTCTTCAACGTATCAAAGTGCAAGCAAATCCCCCTTGAGGTTTCCCAATCATCATCATCCACGGTGATTGACTCCCACCCATTCTTGGGTTTTGCGAACTTGCCAAAGGCATCCACGTAGGATGCTGGGTTGGATATGCCGATAAACTGAAAGTGTTCGCAACCCTTGTTTAGGTTGTAGAACGCAACTTCAGTAATTGCTTCAGAGAGTTCTGAAAGCTCGTCTGCCACAAATACAACATTCTTTTGGTGAATGCCCTGCATTTTACCCGTGGCTTCTTTTTCTTTCTTCTTCTCGCCGGGGATGAGTGTAATGCCAGCCAAGTCTCCCATTATGGCTTTACCGTTCCCGTCCACGTAACGGATCGTATTAAGTGAATCAATGAGCTTACCGGGCAATCCTAGCGATTCGCATGCTTGCCAATACTGAACGATCTTACCCCAGATACGTTGCTTTGACGCTTTGATTGTCGTTGAGGTTGCGAGCACGATTGTGTTCTGTGGATCGCAGAGATAATTGATTATGGCCCATATTGCAAAGAACTGACTCTTGCCGAATCCACCGCTCCCGGCAATCGCAAGGTAGTTGTGCTTGCATGCGGCATCCAGCATTCGGTCTGCCCAAGGATGCCATATGAATTTTACTTGGGCCTTGGGATCACGTTCCGGCCAAAATGCCTTGGCAAGCCGCTTGAAGTGATGCTGGGTGGTGAATCCTCCTACGTCATGCGGTATGCGGCGGGTAATCTTTTCGCGAAACATCGCAAGCTCGATGGCAACTTGGTGTGTTTTTTGGCTCCAATTGAAGCCGTATTGGTGAAGGTATCCTGGCTTCGCGGAACCAAAGAACGGCGTTTTTCTCATTCACCCGACTATAAGAAATATGAATTTTTTTTCAATATTTTCTTGAACATTTCAAATTACTGAAGAAGAATTGTATTTTCAAAAGCCAAAAAGGAACACTAATGACATTGCTCCAAGCCCTCGGTCTAGAAAAGACCGCAGCAGAACAATACATCGACGAGAGGCGACCAGACTTCACGTTCGACATTGAGGTAAGCCCGGAAGACTACAATCAAGGCGAAGCGGACGACCCGGAGAATTCGCCGCTTGCAATTGCCGTTAAGAGGGCAATCCAAGATAGCGGGTTCAAGTTGGACCGAGCGGGATTCAAGGTTATTATCTTGTCTCGCGGAATCTACGAATACGGCTACTTCTTGCCTCGGCGGGTTTGGCGGCAAGTCAACTCCAAGCTGTTCTTTAGCGACACCACGCCAAGCAAGCCAATCAAATTCACAGCAACATTCTCTATTTTGTTTTAATATGAAACTCGTAATCCCAGTATCAAGGCACGACGTAAAACTGATTGAAAACCTCTACAAGGCATTTGATGCTTTTCCATTTAGCAGAGAGCATGAGTTGTTGATTATTGGCAGCAAGGAGAACGAGGTTGCAATTCAATCGTTGAATGAGGGGATCAAGCATTTGTTTGCGAAGAGTGAATGCAAGTTGATTGAGGACACAATGCTGGGATGGCCTGGGTCTTGTAACTTTTACTTCCAGCAAGCGTGCTATCATCTTGGGAACTCTCCATCAATGCCGTTCTTGTGGTATGAGCTTGATTCAACGCCGCTCAAGGAAGGCTGGCTGGATTTGCTGGCTCAATCCTACCACGCCGACACAACGGTTGCCGCAAGGGAGGGACGCAAGCCAAGGACGTATTTGGGGGCGAAGGAAAGGAACTACGAGGGGCGCAACGGGGAGTTGTTGCCGGAATCTATTGCTGGGTCGCGGATGTCTCAAGTCGGCATCTACGATCCAATGATCACGCAGATTCCGGTATTGTCTTCGCTGTCTGCCACCACAAGGCATTGGTCTTCTGTCATCCAATGGTATGTTACTCCAAACATGATTGACTCTCCGCTCATCCAAAACAACTGGAGGACGCTCAATTACCGTAGGGATGCGTGGGATATTATCTGCGATTCAGATGCCAATCTTGCATGGGATGTGCATTTCAGCAAGCCGGTTAGCAAGGAGGCTGTATTGCTGCACGGTTGCAAAGATGGAACATTGCTTGATTTATTGTTAAACAATAAGGATACTAATAAAAACAAGCCTATGAAAGTTGTAACAAACATCTCTCTTGCAGACGCCAAAATGATGGCTGAAGAATTTGATGAGCGTGACGAAGAAGATTCTCGTAATAAGAAATCTACTAAAAAGTTTGTTTTTTCAAAAAAGGAAGATAATAAAGAGGAATGACAGATAATCTTCAAACGCTTGATAAAGAGACAGGCACGCCGCCAGTTTCGCGAATCAAGGATGCCC